ATACGCATTAGACATTTATGCAGACGAAACAACATTAAAATAAGAATATGGTGATATTCTTACTATCAATTCTGATAACAATCAAATACACGATATTTTACACAATTTATATTATGATATTTTAAACATTGAGTTTAATTTATACCCGTGGACAAGAAATCTATGTAAATATGGTGATTTCTTTTTGAAATTAGATATTAGTGAAAAGTTTGGTATTACCAATGTTGAACCTTTATCAAGTTATGATGTAAACAGAGTAGAGGGAGAAGACCCAGAAAATCCTTATTATACAAGGTTTGTGTTGGAAAGTGGAGATATAAGACAAACAAATCAAGGTTTTAAAACCGAATTTGAAAATTATGAAATAGCTCACTTTAGAATGATTTCCGATTCAAACTTTTTACCATACGGCCGTTCTATGTTAGAAGGTGGTAGAAAAGTATGGAAACAATTATCACTTATGGAAGACGCTATGTTAATCCATAGAATTATGAGAGCTCCAGAGAAGAGAATATTCAATATTGATATTGGAAATATTCCACCAGCAGAAGTTGACCAATATATGCAGAAGATAGTTGGACAAATGAAAAAAGCTCCTGTTATAGATGAAAACTCTGGACAATACAATTTAAAATATAATATTCAAAATATCACAGAAGATTTCTTCTTACCTGTTCGTGGTGGAGATAGTGGAACAAAGATTGAAAATCTTGCTGGATTGGAATATCAAACAACAGAAGATATTGAATATTTAAGAAACAAATTATTAGCTTCATTAAAGATACCACAGCCTTTCTATGGTTATGCTGAAAAAGCAACTGAATCTAAAGCTACATTAGCTGCAGAAGATGTTCGTTTCGCAAGAACTATTGAAAGAATACAAAGAATATTGGTTAGTGAATTAACCAAGATTGGTATCGTTCATTTATACTCACAAGGATATACTGATGCAGATTTAGTTGATTTTGATATAGAATTAACAAATCCATCTAAAATCTATGAACAAGAAAAATTAGAGTTGTTAGGACAACGAATTACAGCGTTCAATGATTTAACTGCAGAAAATTCAGTAACATCTAAAGATTGGGCGTATAAACAAATTTTTGGATTTTCAGATGAAGAAATTAAAAACTTTGAAAATCAGATTGTAGAAGACAAAAAAACAGAATTTAGATATGAGTCAATTAAGACAGAGGGTAATGACCCTAAACAAGCCGCAGAACAAGAACAACAAGATAGTGAAGAAGAACTCGCAAGTAGAACTGGAACTGAATTAGGACCAGAAGGTGGTTCTCCTGAAGGCGGTTGGGAAGGTGCTGGAAGACCTAAAGAGATGCCACATTACGGAAAAGACGGAAGTGCAAGAGGTCGTGACCCATTAGGGAAACACGATAGGAAAAAAGCAAGTAGTTCCAGTCCAAAATACGGTAAAGCGTATAGAGAATCATTAGGTTTAGACAAACTAAAGTCTAAAGTTGACAAAAAAATACTAAATGAAGCTGGAGATGTAGAAACAGAGTATAAAAATGAAGTTTCTTCGTCTATTAGTGATAATTAAATTGATAAATAATTTACAAACCTTATATTTATAATTGATAGAATATATCAATAATTAAATTGGTGTTTGCAAACGGAGTTAAGGAATTTATGTCCCAAAAAATAAAACATTCTAAAATAAAAAATACAGGTTTACTATTTGAAATTTTAACAAGACAAGTTACCGCAGATATTTTAGATGGTAGAGAATCAAAGTCGGTTAGTTTATTGAAGAAATACTTCAACGAAAATACTGCATTAGGTAAAGAAAAAGAACTTTACGATATACTTTTAACTAATTCTTATAAAGATGAAAGACGAGCAGAAAAATTATTAGAAGCTGTAGTAAAAACAAGACAAAGAATTAGTAACCAAGATTTAAAAAAAGAAAAATATAATTTAATCAAAGAGATTTCAGAAACTTTTTCAGCTAAAGACTTTTTTAATACAAGAGTATCAAATTATAAAACTTTAGCATCTATCTATAAATTGTTTTTAGCCGAAACAACAAAAATAGATTTTAATCCAAAACAAGTTGTTGAAACAAGATTTACTATTTTAGAAGGTATTACTTCTAAACCAAGAACAGCAAAACCAAGTCAAATTTCAGAAACATTGAGAAAAGAAGAAAGAGATACTCAATTATTATCATACGAAATTTTGGTTGATAAATTCAACAAAAAATATTCCAATTTATCAGAATCACAAAAATCACTTCTTAAAGAATATATTAATAATATATCTAATTCAAATTCTTTTGGGAAGTTCATAAATGAAGAAATAACAAAGGTTGTAAACGAGTTAAAACCATTACTCAAAAAAGTAAATGATAAAGTGGTAAAAATAAAGTTAACTGAAGCTATTAACCAAGCAAAAAACTTTACAACTAAATCAGTCGTTAAAGATAACCAAGTTGTTACTTTAATGAGATATTATGAACTTATAAAGGAATTGAAAGATGTCACAAAAGTTAAAAACACTTAAAGAAAAGTTAAGACAAGCTATCAGAAAAGAGTTAGTAGAATACGACAATCTTAATACTCGTAAAGAAAAAGAACTTGAAGAAAGAATTAACTTATTTGTAGAAAAAAACACACCTACGAAACCTTCAAAATGGTCTTATTATAAATCACAAGCTAAAAAGAAATTTGATGTCTATCCAAGTGCTTACGCTAATGCTTGGGCAGCAAAAAAATACAAAGCCGCTGGTGGTGGTTGGAGAAAGTCAGAAAATATTGATGAAGCTTCAATGACTGGTAATTTAGACGGAGGAGAGGGGCCACCAAAAACACCATATGCATTCCAATCTAAAAAACAAAGAGCCCAAGATAAAAAGAAAGAAAATGAAATAGCAACAAACTCAACTGGATTTGTTAAAATGAATGAAAACAAATTAAACGAAGCAAAAGGTTGGGACTTATTAAATAATGTTTTAGGAAAATATGCACAACATCACACAAAAAAACTTATGTTAGCTTTAAAGAAAAAAGATGAAAAGTTAGTTCGTGGTTCGATTGGTCTATTAATTGGTGGTTTACAAGCAGCAATGAAAAGCACATTAGACAAAAGAGGTTTTCAATTAGATGAATCTATAAATGAAGCTACTAAACGAGAAGTCAATGCATTAAAAAAATTCATAAGAGATTTTGATAAAATGCAAAAACAATATTGGAACATTGCTAAAATGGGTGACCAAGAACTGAAAAACCCAAAATACAATAAACATTACGAAACTATTTTAAAAGCTCAAAAATCAATCGTTAAACTTGCAAGAGAAATACAAGAGAAAGAAAGGGTAGGTGAAGGTTTAAACGAAGGTCGTTATCACGATTGGAGAAATGACGAATCTTTAACACCAAAACAAAAAATTGGTAAATCTATGAGAGAAGTAAGAGATTCATTAAACGAATTATCAAAAACGATTGATATGAGTGTTAAATTAAAAAATGAGTTAAAAGTAGATACAACAGATTATTGGAAAACAACTCATAAAGCATTAGGAAAGATTTCAGAAAGATTAGTAAAATTAGCAAACAAAGTAGGAAAATTACAATGAGACAATTAATAGTAGATTATTTACCATTTGAGATATCAGCTCAACAAATTAATGAATCCATTAAAACAAATGATGGAAAATTAGTTGTAAAAGGTGTTTTACAAAGAGCGGAATCACAAAATCAAAATGGTAGAGTATATCCAAAAGATTTATTGATGAGAGAAGCAAAAAAATATACACAAAATTTCATCAATCAAAAAAGAGCACTTGGTGAATTAGACCACCCAGATAGTTCAGTAGTAAATTTACAAAACACATCACATAATGTAACTGAAATGCATTTTAATGGTGATGATTTAGTAGGTACTGTTGAAGTATTGGGAACACCAAGTGGAAATATTTTAAAAGAATTATTCAAATCAGGAATTAAATTAGGAATTAGTTCAAGAGGTTTAGGTTCAGTAGAATCTATCGGTGAAAGTGGAACTCAACAAGTTCAACCAGACTTTGAGTTAATCGCATTTGATTTTGTATCAAACCCTTCAACTCACGGAGCGTTCCTATCACCTGTAAATGAATCAGTTGATAAAAGTCAACAATATGAACAAAGACCAGATTGTGGAATTTGGTGTAAAACAGAACAATTAATACACGATATCATTACGGAAAAATAAATGTCAGTTTACAAAGATATAATAAAAGAATCTCTTAATGAAAGTTATTGGGATGAATACTTTTGGGAAATGTCAAGAGGTATGAATAATATCCAAAAGAAAGTTTTAGCCAATTTAATTGATGAATATGAAATGGGTAGAGTATTATATATGTTTCAGACTAATCCAAAAGAGTTTAAATCAGCAATTAAGTCTGGTGTTAAACTAATGAAATCTAAAAAACTTAAGGTAAAGAAATGAAAATACAAGTAGAACAATTAAGACAAATAATTCGTGAAGAAATCAGAGATGTAAAAGCTTCTCTATTAACAGAAGTTTTCCAAAGTGATACTTTGAGAAAATTAGCATCAAGTAGAATAAATCGTGATTTCTTTTCAGCCTCAGCAAGAAAATATGGTATTGAGTGGGATAAAGTTGAAGACCATCAAATTGAAAGATTAAGAACACCAAAGAAAAAAGGAATTGCTTTTGCAGTCGCTGGTAAAAATATAGAATATTTACCAAGTAAAAAGAGACAAGGTTATTATAGTAGTGATAAAGTTTATGTTGGTATCACAAAAGGAAGACTAATCGCAGTTCTTAAAGACGGAAAAGCATTATATATGGGTAGTGGTTATCGTTCAGCAGAACTTGGAACAGCAGGTGAAGTAGATAGTTATTCAAAACAAATGGTTGGATTAGACGAATTCGGATACAGAAGTTTAAAAGCAATTCAAGAAATTCCTGCTTTAATGTGGTATCATTTAGATTTATCTAAAGATGCTGAATATATGGGAGCTATAGAGAAGGGAAGATTAAGACAAGCTGCAAGATATGGAGCAACTAAATTTACTTCAGCTGAAGAGTTCGCAAAACAACAGAAAGAAAGATATTCTAAAGCTGTTGCAAAGATGAAAAACGACCCTAAAAAAATTAAAACAATGGTTAACAAAGCAACTACACATCTTCAAAAAATGTTGAAAGTAGTTCTTGAAGCTAAAAGTCCAGCAATCAAAAAAGTGATGAAAAGATATCAAAAAGAATATGGAGCAACACATTTTTCAGATAGACAATATTCAGCAGCCGCTAATATCGCACAAAGGTCAGAAGATTTATTCAGAGATTACTCAACTTATTTAGCAGAAGCCAATAGAAGTTCAACTATGCGTAGTGATGAGTGGGTAAATAAATATGCTGAAACAGTAGTTAATAGTTGTAGAAATATTATGAAATTAAAAGCGATTGACTTTTTAAGATAGAGGAAAAATTATGAAATTAAAAAAACTATTAAAAGAAACAAAAGTTTGGGAACGAAAGTTCGGAGAACCATTACCTACATTAGATAGTGTTATGGAAAAATATCAAAAAGAAGGTGGTAAAGGTAGTGGTAGAAAAGCAAAACCAGGTAGTGCAAAAGATATCGATAATAAAATGAGTAAAGCGGCAGATGATGCAAATGCTAAAATGGATGCAGCAGAAAAAGAAATGGAAAGAAAAGCCAAAGAACAAGCTTTTAAAGATATGGCTAACGAAGTTAATGAAAAAAAACATTTAGAGGGGCCTCTTTCAAGATATGCCGGTATCAATGTTTTTGGTGGTAAACAACTTCAATTAATGAGTAAAAGTTTAAGACAAACAGCATTTGATTTGGAAAAAGTAGCAAAGAAAAAAGACGAACAAGCTTTTGATGATATACTACAAAGAATAACAATAACTGTTGGTGTAATGAGAAGTTTCCTAAATAAACCAAAGAGAAGAATGTAATGCCAAGAACAAAAGACACACAATTAAGAGCAATATACGAAAAATTTAATAAGTTTCGTAAGATTGAAGAAGAATCAAATATTCTTTCAGAACAAATGAATCCAAGAGAAAAAAGACAATTGGATGCATCGTTTCGTGCAATAAATACAAATATTGATTACATTAAAAAAGAAGTAAAAATTATTTCTAAATTACTGATGAAACAAGGTATGAGAAAATCAGTAGGAGAAATTCAGAATTCATTTAAAAGAAAAGTGGTTGAATTTGGTTTAGATGTTAGAAATGTTGCAAGACAACATTTAGGTGAAGGATTTCCAGCCTCATCATTAGGACACATTAAATGGTCAAACCCAGAAGCTCAAAAATTTTCAATAGACGCTGTAAACAAAGCATCAAAAGAAATAGGAAAAGCACAAAATAGAGCAGTTAGTATTTTTACATCAGATATGAAAAGTGGTAAATATGACAATTTAGATTTATCAAAAAGTATCCATACAGGTAATATAAAAGATGCAAGTTTTTCTAAAAGAGATGTATTAAAAACTTTATATTATAATTTAAAAGACAGATTTATGAGGTATGGAAGAAGAAAGAGATGATTAAATTACAAGACATATTAAAAGAAAAAAATTTAGATGAAAGAGGTCTAAATCCACGACAATTGCAATTAATCAATAAAATTCGTGGTGATAGAGAAAGAAAACTATTCAAATCTATTAAAGAATTTTTTAAATTTCTTAAAAATTCAGGTGTTAGTGATAACATTACAAAGAAATTTAAAAAACAAATAGAAAAAGAAATGGGTGAATTAGAAAGGTCTTAAAATGATTAAATTAAAAACATTACTAAAAGAAGGAAAAGTTTGGGAAAGAAAGTTTGGTGAACCACTACCTACATTAAATAGTGTAATGGAAAAACACCAACAAAATCAACTAAATGAATCTCCCGTTTCAGTATTGAAACCACCTAAAAAAGAAAGAAATTCTATTATATATGGATATATTTCATTACAATCGTATTATAATCAAATCAGAAAAACTTGGAAAGAATTAAAAAATTTATTAGATAGAATAGATTATATTGCAATAGATTTTGATGATAGAGACGAAAGTTTAAAAGCGGTAACCAATCTTCCTGGTTGGAAAGACCCTTTTATTAGAGAACCAATGATAAAATCATTTAAAAACTTTACTAAATTTGTTAACAATCCAAAAAATATGAGAGAACCAGAAAGAGTTCAAAACGCAATCAAAAAAAATATTAGACAATCAGCTCTTCCAAAGTGGATACAATTAACAAATTTATACAAACAATATCTAAAATTCAACAATAAAAAAGTATCATCAGTTTTCCCAGCAACAAAAGGTAAAAAGATAGGACAAAAAAGAATTGGAGATTTTGGTGGATTTGAATTAACAGAAGATGTTCATAAATTATTCACAAACCAATCAGGATTTACACAAACAAATATGAGAGATGCATTTGAACAGATGGATTGGTTAATGAAAGGTAGATATAAAAAGATAATGGTTAGGGGGCCAAGAGATTAATGCCTGCTAAATCAAAACAACAACAAAAATTTATGGGTATTGTGAGAGCAATACAAAAAGGTGATGAACCAGCATCTAAATTTTCAAAAGATGCACAAGATGCAGCTGACGATATGAAAAAGAAAGATGTTGAGGATTTCGCATCAACAAAACA